TGGAATGAACATGGCAGGAGGTGGATTTAACTTTGGTGGCGGCGGTGGATTTAATCCCGGAAACATGTCAGCCTCAAGCCCTTGGGGTAATGTTAATTATAGCTACATTTAAGATTATGGCACTATTCGCAGGACAAGTACAAACAACTGGGTATCAAGCCCCAGATTACAATCAAGTAATCCAAGCTAATGCGCTGGCAAACGCGCAGCAGCAGCAAATTATTGGTGATCTAGCCGGGCAGGCGAAGGACTACTTCAAGCAGCAGGGGGAGAAGAAGAAAGCACTGAAAGCGGCTTCTACTCAAATCCAAGCTGCGCTTACCTTAATGCCAGAGCTATCACCAGTTCTTTCTGGAATCTCCGACAACATTAAAGATGAGAACATCTCGCTCGATGACAGATTTGCAGAAGCATCTATTGTTGGTGATCTTATTAAGAATAGCATTAGTGCAATGCAATCACAGCAAATGATGAATCTTCGCCAACAGAAGTTTGCTGCATCGCAAGCCCAGGCATCTAAAGGTGGTGCTACTGGTGGGGCGGCTTCCACGTCAAGCGCAAGTCCATCCAATATTAACCCATTTACTGGACAACCTTATTAACATGGCTGAACAAATTCAATCCTTATCAAGTCTCCTCCCAGAGGCCGCTCCATTCCGCGAAACATTTAGACAAGCGGATGTTTTGATAGCTGATTTGGAGGCTAGTGGATATAAAGAACAAGCCGACGATTATCGAAATAGTATAATTTCGCAAGTTCAGCTTGGAAAGATGGCAAGAAACCCGCAAGAGGTTAAAGCGATTGCTGACAATATTCAAAATATTTTCGGTGGACTTAAGTCTTTATCTAAAACATCCCTTGAAAAACAACAACAAAATGAACCATATTCTGTCTTAACGCCGCAAGAAGAAGTCCAATTGTTTGGAAGAGATGTAGAAGAACCGCTTCAAAGACAGGGAAAAGGCGGTAAGATTGAACCCATTGCAGTTAGAAACTACGCAAGTCCTCAAGAATCATTTAGGCTTGAACAACTTAAGGCGGCAGACCAGTCATTAAGCGATGTAAAAAAACAAGCGGAATCATTTTTAAAAGTCACCCCGGAATTAAATCAGCTCGGTCGGCTTCTTGACGCTGGAATTCAAACTGGAAAATTTCAAAACCTAGTGCTACCATTGAAGCAATTTGCTGAAGATATTGGTTTTCCTGTTGGTGATGTTGCAAATCAAGAGCAATTCAGAGCATTATCTGGGCAATTGGCATTAACATTCGGACAACAATTAAAAGGAAGTATGTCAGATGGTGATAGAGCTTTGCTTGTTGATAGAATATCTCCATCTGTTGCTACCTCACCAGAAGGCAATAAAATGATTATTGCGTTTTATAAAGCTGGTGCTGAAAAAAACAAAAAAATTAGAAATGCTATCCTTCAAGGTCGCAAAAAAGGGCTTGATCCATACGAGATTGAAGAAAATGTTAATGAGATAGTCGATAGTGATTTTATTGCAGATCAAGTTAAAACTCAATTTCCACAGTTACAGGAACAAGGCCAGCAAGCCACCCAACCTCCAGCAATCAACTACACCCCAGATGCTCAAAATGCTCTTGAAAGAGCTAGGGCATTGCAGCAAAAAAAATAAATGGCAAACGGTAAATTAGATGAAGAGTTCAAGCTGAAGTTTAATGAAATCAACTCAGCCATGTCAGCTCTTGGTGGGGCTTTGTCAACTGCCGAGCAATCCGGGGATCAAAATGCAGTATCTCAAATTACATCTGACATCTTAGCTCTTGAAGGAGAGGCAGCCAGGTTGCAACAACAACAAATTGAAATTCAATCTCAACAGGTTCAACCAGAAATTGATTCAAGGCAAGCTGCAAGAGAGTCGCTTGCAGCGGGAGACTACAAAGTTTACGAAGACCAACCAAATGTAAGGGTCAGCTCACTTTATGGATCTGGCTTAATGGCTGCTGGATCAATCCCAAAACAAAACAAAAAAGAAACTGAAAAAAATCTATCTACCCAGATTGCCCAAGCTCTTGGTGTATCAAATGAAAATGTGGACTTGCAAGAAGGCTTGCCTGTGTCCGATAGAATTGCCTTAGACTGGTTTCAAAATCCAGAATTAAAAGCCGAGTACATAAAAAAGAACTACCCCGATAGTTCCGAAGCACTAGTTATTGACGGAGAGCCTGTTTTTGCGGTACAAACAAATGATGGTAAGGTTTCGTTATCTACAGGGTCTGGGGGTGCAATTGAAAATGCACTAGCAATTAGCGGTGGGTTGGCCTCCGAGGTTTTTCCTACGCTCGCGGCAATTGGCGGAGGGGTTGCAGCCACTCCAGCCGGAGGCGGTGCTGGTAGTTTTGTAACTGGCCCACTTGGGGCAATGGCTGGATATACCGTTGCTGGAACGGCTCAAGATGCCGTTGTTCAATGGTTAACTGGAGTAGACCAGCCAGCAACAAGAACATTTACCGACAGGGGAAAACAAGCACTTATATCGCTTCCTATTGATCTCGCGACGGCAGGAACAGGAAAGTTTCTAGCTAGGCGCATAGGGGCGGATGTAATGCAAGAAGCGGAAAACGCGACATTGCAGTCAATTGCCAGACTTGAGAAACAAGGTAAATTTTTTGATGTTCCCGCTGGCGTTCGGTTTGGCCCCCAAGGGATGGAATCACAGAAAATTCTTGCATCGCAGAAAAACAGTAAATTGCGGAGGAGGCTTGAAAAAACACAAGAGCAACTACTCCAATACGATCGGGCGTTAAAAGAAGGTCTACCGAACGAGGCTGGAGCATATCAGCAAACAATCGAAAGACTTAAAAAAGAACACGATGAGTTGACCAATCAAATCGCTGGGGACGACCAGCAAATGCGTAAACTCATTCAAGGCAACTTCCAAAAACGGGTTGATGCTTTACAAGTTGAAAGGACGGATCGTGAACCCGTTGGTAATTTCTTTAAGCAATATCTAGATACAGCTGAGAAACTAGCAAACGATGCTAAAAGCGAGGCGTTCGGGGAGTTCTATTCAATTGCAAACAAAAACAAGCTAAAGGTGAATCCTGATGAAATGGCTGACATTCTTCTTTCCGTTAGAAAAGAAATGAAAGGCAAGAGGAATCCTGCTACTGATTCCATCGAGCAAGAACTTAGACAAAGAAAATTCAAGCAAAAGGAGTACAACCAGTTCCTCAAAGCCGTTCAAAATGGCGAAGTAAAGGGAGACCCTGCGGTTATTCGTCGGCAACTTGACGACCTCAAAATGCAAGGCGGCCCATTGGATTATGCAACAATGAACGCCTATATTGAACGAATTGCAAAAGAGGTTCCAGAAGGCGGGGCTACAGGACAAGCTATTCCTAAACAGGTGGCAGATGTAGCATCTGCAAGACTCCAAGCGTTTAGAGATAAGATTTACGCTAGGGACGGAATGACTTCAGCTTGGGGGAAAGCTAGAATAAAAATGCAAGAAAGAATGGCGTTTGAAGGACAGACTCCTGCCAAAATGATGAGGACAATGTTTGGTGATGATGTGACTACCCCATCGCAAGTTGTTAACACATTGATTTCAGATCCAACTAAAACAAGGCAAATATTCTCACTTCTTCAGAATACGCCAGACCCAGCAATTGCTAGTCAACTTCCAGCTTTAAGGAAACAAGTCCAAGATATATACCTTGATTCAGTTGGACTTGGGAGAGTGCCTGGAGCCGACACTAAATTTGTTGACTTCAACCCAGAGGTTGTGAAGGTGCTTTGGGGTGTTGACCGGAAGGGAAACATAAACGAATTGGTAGGCCAACGGATGGTTCAAAAACTTAACTATCTAAACAAATCGTTTGCTGATGCTAAAGTGCCAATCAAGGACATTACGCCAGATGACATTGGTGCTTATTTCCAGTCTCTTGATGAAAACTCGTCAAACAGTTTAGCTAAAGCAATGGTGTCTAAGGCTAAAGCTCAAGATGATCTTGATAAATTCACAAACAATAAAGTTGTTGAGCTTGCATTAAAAGGCAAGTGGGAGTTCCTTGATGGAGATTCTCTTCCAAAAGCATTGATTTCTAATACAACCTCATATCGTGAAGTTGGCAGAGTTTTGTCTAAAATGCCAGACGAAGAGAAAGCTGTTTTAAGGAACGACTTTATGCGGGAGCTGCTGAATAATTATCCAGGAGGGGTTCCAATGAGACGCGCTCCATACGCTACATTCTGGGACGCTAAAAGATTCCTTAAAGATGTAGATATTCCAAAGGGTAAATCAGATCTGGTCAAAAAAATGGAAACAATTCTTGGGCCGGAAAAAACTCAGGAATTTATAGATATTTCTAGGGTAATGGACGCTACTACTGTATCTGGTGCGCCACCGAAAGATCAGATTAGGGCTACACTTGGACTTGGTGGAGCTTCGTTCTACCTTGCTGAAGGACTTGGGTCTTACGCTAGGAATGCTTTTTACTCTGCGATGCTTGGGTCAAAAGCAGCTGATAGGTCTGGGCTTCTTAAGTTCATCGCTCGTGATGCAGGCCCACAAAAAACAGAGGAAGCGTTCAGAAAGGCGATTAAATATACAATTGGGACTAGAGCGGGTGTTCAAGCACTCATGGAGCAATCGCGGAATGACCCGAGAGTTGCCGCCGAACTTCAGAAATTTGGGGCAACACTAAAGAAAAGCGAACTTGAGGCAATTGAAACAATAGATAAACAATAAAATGCCGAAAGTTTTAAGAAAAAGTAAAAAGCAAGTAGGCTATCTGCTCAGTAAGGTTTCGCCGCTTTCCTCGACGCAACAGAATAAGCTCAAAAAAGAGTTGCACTCTGGGGCTGTTAAGGTTAAAAACGGCAAGAAGACCAAATGAGCGACGAAGACCTATCAGCGATTGATAGTAAAGAGGCGATGAAAGAGTTCTTCCTTGAGGTCAAGGAAAGGGCTAAGCAATTCCCTCGGAACACTATCGAGAACTACAACCCGAATGTGGCGGCACAGATCCTCTGGATGCTGGCGCAGGGTGGGCGTATCAATGCTATTGCCAAGAAATGCAGGGTGACGCATGAGACTGTTCGTGCGCTGGAGTGGAGGCATAACGATACGCTGGAGTCAAAGCGTAAAGAGTTCTCCAAACGCTACGCTATTGCGGCGGCTGAGTACACAGACCTGCTGTTCGAGAAGGCCGAACAACTGAGCCGTGACCCAGACCAGCTTAAGGCGATCTCCCCAGACCGATTAGCGTTGACTATTGGAATTATGACCGATAAGGCTGGACAGCTCTCGGGCATGGCGAGTACCATTGTTGAGCATCGCAAGGGGCCGTCTATTGACGATGCCGCCAAAATGATCGCAGAGGCTAAATCTCGCATCGCTAGCAAGGTGAAGGCGAAGGCAGTCGAGGCTGAAATAATCCAATGAAACAATGAATACAAAAACGATAGATGAAAGAATTGATAGCCTTCTCGCTTCAATAGATGGAGACAAGGAATCAATGCTTTATAGGCATGATAGTGACCACATTGAATATAAATGGGCGTTCCATGTTGGGAATCCATCTAATTGTGTTTGCTTGGGCGAGGTGGATGGTATTTTGGTATTTAAGGGTAACTCGATTGAGAGTGTTCTTGATCAAGCTGAGGCACATTTCTTGAACGGACATGACAATGATTAAAGAACCAGAATCAAGACACGCAGACCACCTCAAGGACGGTGGTAACCTCGTTCGCCACTACATGGTTGAGCATGACGGCGTTCAGCACAAGTGCCATACGCTTTGCTACGCCTCATATCTGGCGGAGAAGTTCAACGCTAAGATTTGGAATGTGGTGCTGGAGAAGTTCGTCAAGCCCTTCATTGGCGTATGTAAGCATTGCAAGAAGCGTCGAGAGCTTCACTTTGTTGACGGGAATAGAGGGTCGTTTCCAGCGGAAGAGGATGCGTTTTGTTGCGAGGAGTGTGATAGCGTGTATCACATCAAAGACATCCTAATGGAGACTGGTGCGTATAAAACGAACTAATGCAGTGGCGTAAACATCCAATCCTGCAGCCTCCAAGTGATGACGAGGTAGCCTTGATGGAGCCAGATGATCTCATTGAGCTTCATCGGATCTACCATGAGGCCATCGAGAACGCTGAAAAAGACCCATTCCGCTACGGGTTTAGGCTTCCGCACTGGGAGAAGGCTGAAGAGCAATTGTCGCAAGTCTCTGAAGTTCTGGCACTTGGTGGCAACAGGTCCGGGAAAACTGCGTGGGGTTCTTACTGCGTGGTCAAAGCCGCCATCGAAAACCCAAAGTCAGAGATTTTCTGTTTTGCTCAGACATCGGAGGTCAGCATCCGCCAGCAACAAAGCGCAGTATGGAACTGGTTGCCGCATGAGATGAGGACAAAGCAAACCTCAGCTAATGCCTACATCTCGTACACAAAAAAGAACGGTTTTACGGACAACTCGTTGATCTTGCCTAATGCTTCGCAAATCATCTTTAAGACCTACTCTCAGTATCAGAACAATCCCACCATCCTAGAAGGCGCGGAGCTTGGTAGTCGTGACCCTCAGTGGCATAACATCGGAGTATGGCTCGACGAGTACTTACTTGGCAATGAGCTTATTGACACCCTGCGCTTCCGTCTCGCTACCCGCAACTCCAAGATGCTGGTGACATTCACCCCGATTGACGGGTGGACGGAAGTTATTAAGGAATACTTAGATGGGGCGGCAAGCGTCCAGAGCGTCGAGGCTGAGCTGCTTAACGGTGAGCTTGTTCCCTATGTCCAACGGAGTAAAAAGCGCAATGCCAGCGTCCACTACTTCCATAGCAAGGATAACCCTTTCGGTGGCTACGAGCGAATCAAGGAAACCCTAGTTGGAAGGCCTCGGGAGGAGATACTAATTCGCGCGTACGGGGTTCCAGTTAAGTCCCACGCCACCAAGTTTCCCAAGTTCAATAAAGAAGTCAATGTTGTCCAGCCATCAGAGATCCCAACTACGAATGTTACTCGCTATCA